AGGCGTTCATGTACTCTTGTGACGCTAGATCTTGGCCGTAGCGTTGAGCGCCTTTTAATGTACTACCGGACAATAAACCACCACGCGCTGCTGCCGAACGATCTAGTGCCTTCATGCCTTCCGACATTCGGAAAGCGTAACCTGGGTCTTGCTGGAACTGTTGCATACCGAACGGCGTGTATTCGGTTGCCAACGGCGTGAGCTTGTTGAGCGCCGTAATGCCCGCCTGACGCCAAGGCTCTTGCAGTTCAACCTGACGCTCAAACTGTTGTTTTTGCAACGCAATTTGTTGATCGGCAATTTGTTTTTGCGTATCAGCAGCTTGATCCGCGGCTGCGGCTTGCGTTTTTGCCGCGCCTTTAGACGCTTGCGATCCAATTACGGCGCTGCCAATAACCGCGCCTGCTACCCAAAATGTCATGTCAGCACCTCTTGTACGTTATGTCGGATGAGATTGCCCGGTGCGTACATACTTGCCGGTTCTGATTCTACAAGTTCAGACTCTGCCTCATCAACCGTTGTCGCCTCTAACGCATGAAAAGTCATGCACAAAGTGTCCGTCAACGCCAGCACCGCACGTTTAGTGCCTGGTTTACTTTGAAACAAATATGGACCTGTTACTTCTTGGACGTTACCATCACCATCGGTAATAGCTACCGTACCATAGACGATCAGGTAGAAGTGTTCCTTCTTGTGCACCGCGCCAACGACCAAGACCCCAGCGTGACGAAACACCTCGCGGCAGTACATCCCGCCGTGGAAGTAGTGCCGCGTGTCAGGCTGGTACTGCGGCAGCTTGGACAGCTCTGCTTGCAGAGCGCCCACCTTCTGCTGCATCAAGCCAGCCAGCGCGGTGTTGGGGGCAGTCGTCAGCTCGCTCATCAGGTCACCTCGCGCCCGCTGACGCGCATGTTGATTGCGCTAGCCGTGCCAGCAATTGTACTGATAAAGTCGCCAACGCCAAGCACTTGGCCGACCAGTTCGGGAAAGGTGTAGACCTCAGACGGTTGAAGCGTCTTGGTCTTGGTAATCAAGTTACTGTTGCCCGCTGACCCGGCCACCGTAACGAGGTTGACGCTGATCGTCGCTGCGCTAGCGCTGTAGTTGGTCGCGGTGAACTTGTCGATGATGGTCGTCACGCCAGTGGCTGTGTACTGCGTGGTCTGGCTGTTTTCGACCGTTTTGGCCGGAACCAGAACTTTGACAGTGACTGTCATTACTGTGCTCCTTGAATGTTGTTGCTGACGGTGAGGATAATGCTGGGAATAGCCGGGTAAAACGCGGAGGCGGGGAACGCCTCTACCTGTACGCTCGTGTCGCTGACGGCGTACATGATCTCAACGTAATCGCCAGCATTCAAGTCAAAAAAGTACCCCACAGTTACAAGTTGCTCGGCGTTGTTGCCTTGAAGTTGCACTTGGCTGTTGCTGTCAGGAACATCGACACCATTGATTCGTGGCCACACCCAGAAAATGCCTGTACCGCCGCTCGTTTTGTCAAGCTGAATGCTGAAAATGAAATTGTAGATGGACGGTTCGTCTACGTAAATCCGCGACGTAGGACTGCCCAAATACACGCCGTTGGTCACATCTGTCGTGTTAAACGTAATCGCGTATGGCGTGTTGATTGCCGCAGGAATTTGCGTCGTGGTGTCGTAAAACTGCCCGTACCGCGCCCGCTTAAACTCCCTTGGCGGCGGGGTCACTTGCAGCGCCTGCACCTGCTTTTGCAACTCGTCAATTTGCGCCAGCAGCGCGGTCTGGTCTGTTGCAACCTCAAGTGCCTGCACCTGCTTTTGCAACTCGGCAACCTGTTCGATCACGCCATCTTGTGCAGGCTGCGTCAGCAGCCCTTCGATGTTGACAATGATGTCAGTGAAGTCTTCCTGCTGCGGGATTGGAGGCCCGAGTTGCAAGTCGGTCAGCGACGTGGTGTTACGCCCCTCGCCGGTCAAAACAAACAAATTTAGAAAGAACCGATACCACTCACGCGAGATTAGCCCCGTGCGCGAGTCCATCAGCGGGACTCGCGGGGGCGTGATGTTGGTGAGTTCAACGGTTGCCATGTTCAGGCATTGGTCGGGCTAATGAGCAGTTCAGCACCCATGATCGCCGTTTTTACCGGGTCAGTCATGGACAATTCGTACACGCGGTCGCGCAGCTTGAGCGTCATACCCAGACGCCGAAAGAACGTGCGGTGGTAGTACTGGCCGATCTTTCCCACAGGCGACGTGTGGTAGTTTGACCATGTGTGGCCGCCGTCATCGCTCCAGCGCAACATGACCTCGGGGTCACTGCCTTGGCCCAGGTTCAGACCAACACCCGTCTCCAAGTCGATCTGGAGGCTGTGGTGCGTGGTGCGGCGCAGGTTGTTTTGGCCCGTGGGCAGCGCCCGCCAGGACCGCAGCCACTTCTGAATCTGGCCGTTGTCGGCATACGTTTCCATATTGAAAGCGTAGATGTTGCCGTTCTCGTAGTCGCCCACGATGATTTCGTTGTTGAACGACATCTGGCAGTTGCTGCGGTGCCGCGTGAACGAGCCGTTGCTCCAGCCCGCCCGCTCATGCCAAGCGCCTGTCGCCACGTCGTAGACCCAGGTTGTGTTGGCGCTTGGGAAGATCAGCACGTAGAAGCTGTGGCCGTCCTGCTGATAGGTGTAGCCAATCGCGTCGGACAGGTTGCCATACTGCTGAATGTGCCACTCGACGGCGTGGGTGCTGATGCGCTGGCCGGTGTAGCCGTTGGCCCGGTAGACGATGCCCCGACCACGGGCGTCAGCACCCAGCCAGAACAGGCCGTTGTCCATCTTGGCAATCGAGTAAGCAGCCGCGCAGCCAATCTCGTTGAACGCGCCTTGGGTGCGCTGAAGCGGGAAGTCTTGGGTGCCCGCGTCGTACCAGACCTCGACCGAGTTAGTGCCGTAGACCCAAACCTCGCGGTGGTCAACGATGATGCCGACCACGCCGTCGGGCGAGCCTTCGGCGCTGGCAAAGTCTAGCGGGTCTACCGACAAACCGTCGAGCAGGCTTGTAATCCAGATTTTCTGACTATTAGGCTCGTTGAAGACAAAGTAACCATCCAGAAAGCCCACCGACACTGCGCCGGGAAAGTCCGGGTCGGTGATCTGCGAGAAGACGTTGGTCGCGTTGTTGTAGATGTAGCTCGGCCCATTCGCCGCGATGAACAACTGGGTGCCGTTGTCGGCCATGCTGACCGGGCCAGTACCAGCTATCGTGCCAATCAGCGTGGCGCTGTAGCTGGTGTTGATCTTGTACAGGCTGTTGCCCGAGACAACGAAAGCGTCGCTGACGTTGTTGGAGAACGCCCAGACGCCTCGGATCGGCCCGACACCTACACTGGCGAGGAACTGCAAGCCTGGGCACCGCTGAAGATACGCAGGTTCTTTTCCGCCTTCGGGTACGATCTCCGGGTACAGATTGACCATGCGGGCGTCGGCGGCGTTGACCGAGCGAGCGACATAGGTAGACCCAAGGATCGGCGTTTTCATCAGAAGTTGTTGGCGTAGATGTTGTACCGCTGACGAGTCGCCACGATTGGGTAGGGAATCGCCATCAAATCATTCGGGTTGTTGATGCGCTTCAAGTTGCGCTTGCTGGTCATCGCAATACGAACGACTTGCGGCGAAGGCTCTACACCAAACTCCGGCGCCAATTCCATCGCCAAGTTGTACCGAAAGGCTCGGAGGTAGCCCGGTGGGAAATACATGTCTGTTGCAACGCTGGAGACTTCAGTTAGCGTCTCAACGGAGATAATGTGCCACTCCAGCGCCTTAATTGGCACTGGATAGACTGTCAGCGTCATGTCGGGGAACGTATTGTTGACCCACAGCACCTGCGGGTACGTCGACGTGACGGTCTTGAACGCGATGCCGTCGTACTGCTGCTGGTTGATCAGCTTGACGCCAAATGACAACCCCGACGATGGGTCTTTAAAGTAGGTGGCGTCGTCAATTTCGATGGGGCGATTGCCGACGAAATCGCCGGTCGGCCCGATCGTGCGAGAGATGGTGTTGGCAGGCCAAGTGAAAACCTGATCCTGCGTGCTAAATACCGACAAACGCTCCGTGTCCCAAGACTGAATCATCTGGTTGATCGCCATGATGGAGTCTTGAGTGACCGAAGCTGAAGGCGTCTCGCCTTCCGCTAACACACCAAGCAGGCGCAAGGAACCGTTGATGATTTCGCCAGCAGTAGTCATTCCGTAACCCTCCTAGGACGTCGCCCCCGGCGCGGTTGAAGCTCGTTGACAGGCTCCGGGTCATCCGGCGCATCGGCTACGACTATTGCATCAACTTCGGGCGCAGAATCAACTTCAAGTTCAGCCGGGTCAAACTCTTTCCAGCCGTTCTGAAGGTCATTTTCTGCCTCCATGTCGGAGATTGCAACTTTTGCCCCGTGTTTCGGGTGTCGAAGATAAATCACGGCCATAATTTCAAACGGGGGCCGAAGCCCCCGC